CCCGCCGTTACCTTTGTACGGGAGAGTTCCTCTCATAGCTACACCATTTTTGCTAGTTGCAGTTTTCGTACTTACAATATCACTAGGAAGTGCGTCGCCAAACGCTGCAGCGTCTATATCTACATGTGGATTATTATCTTCCCTCATGTAGTATGCGTTGCCATGTCCAAGAATAGCCCAAAATTTTCCTCGTCGACTATCAATTCCATAACCTGTAGTCGTATTACGGCTATAGTCGTTTTCTTTAGTATCTATGACTTTTACTGTTCCTTCTACTATCTCGTCGTCACTATCACTAGTAACGGTAGAATAACCTTGTAATACTTGTGCTTTGCTAGCGGTAACTTCGTCTGAACCAACTCCTCCTGAGCCACCACTTTTTAATATAGCATCAGCCATTCCATACCCCCTTTACAGAAAGTAAAATATCTTGAGCTGGCTTTTTTCTGAAACATATAATATTCATGTATCCGTCAAAGGTTTTAACTTTATCTATACATGAATACGATTTCCATGCTCCTCGTATTGTCGCAGGGTCTGTTACACCATCAATTATGTGATGTGATATTTCGGGCCTATCTGTTGCTTTCATATCAGGGATATCAATACGCAAGGTGTATGGTGCCGAACTAGTAAATTGTCCGACTCTCATCCACACGTCTATTACATTGTTAGACCTATCAATAACTCTACCCAATCTCGTCGCATCTGAATTATCAAGTAAATTTTTCACTTGCTCAAACCAAGCTGTAAAATCTTGCCTCTTTTGGTCATTCCATTCATTAAATTGTGCCGACCACTGTGCAACAATATTATCAATATTTTGAGTTTGCAGGATACCTGTTATGTATGGGCATTCACTTGTGCCAACCATATTTGTAATATTGGCTTGAGTAAATGATTGCGTATTAGGTGCTCTGAAGATATAGCATAAAGGGTATTGCTTAATTAAACGCTCTCTAGCCATTGCAGGCCTTTGTGGTGTTCTTGATGGTTCTCCCTGAACTATTTTTATTGTACCTGCTCGTACACCTTGTTCATGGTTAATTTCAATAACTACCGCATCTATCCTTTCAAGCAATACATTAGACTCAGGTGCAGTAACCCTTAAAATAGAGTCATTTAATACCCAACTATGGTTAAACCAAGCTCTACCTATTTCAACTGTTATATCATTACCACCTATAGATTGAACAAAAAATGCTCTTCCTATATTTTGAAATATTCCGTCGGTTATAATTCCGTCAAATATAGATGACATCTGTTCTGCATTGTATTTTCTATCTCCATTAACAGAGTCAAAAAAACCGCTTGTAACACTCATATAATCTCCTCCTTTCTTAAATTATAGTTTGGAGCGTAGGATATATAGAAAAACCTTCACTGCTATACGAAATAACGGCTTCAGTAATCCTTGCTCCAGTTTTGTATCCATATGCATTCTCTATTTGTACTATGTCTCCTATTTCATAGTCTTTTCCGTAAACAAATAATTGAGAAGATTCTATTTTACCTTCGAAGTTCATGCCTACCTTTTTTTCAGACAACTTTAAAATACCTCTTTGAGTAAGCAACTTATTGTACTCTTCTAGGGTTAGTGAATGCTCTCCATCAATCCTACTGGTTATATCTCTTGCATCAACGAACATCTCACGTCGATTCAGTCCGTCCAGTGTTGAATTAACTTCGATATACTTTCTTTCAGAACCCTCTCCTTCACCACCTATTAGTGCCGCTGTTTTAAATGGAGAAATATCTTCTATAAAATTTGAATTCAACATATTATCAAAGTTTGGGGAAAATATAACATATGGATTAACCAGTTGATTTTCGGAATGGTCTTTACCGTTATATAAAGAAAATACAAAACTACCGTTATTTAGAACCATTTTGAAACCTAGATTAAGTGATTTAGTAATTTTTGAAATAGTTTCATATAAATTATCTCCGGTACACTGTAAATCAATTTGCAGAGAAGATATATATGAATCTCCAGAACTATCATATGTTATGACTGGTATTTTTCTCTCATTAGAGGCCTCACTACCTAAACATATATTAAGCATCTTAAAAATTACTTCTTCGACATTGCCATGGAAATTAACCTGACCCCATATTATTCGTCTGTCTAAAATTGATTCAACAGAACGTCCACTTATTACCATTGTGTCACCGGTTTCAGGTTCTGATTTTATCTGAATCTTTTCTACAATCATCACATGTTCAGACTTATCGCATATTATATAATCACCTATATTAAAAAAGGACAGATAATATTCATTTGCTGGAACACCCACCTCAAAGTCACCACACAAATTGTATCTATCTGTCCATATAATAGATGTATAAGTATCTATAACCGCTTCCGGTATTAGCTGTTTATTTAAAATTTTAATATCCATCATACACCTTCATACAGTATTTTATTCTCAACTCTGAATTGCAGATTTTCTACGCCTGATGTTGCTGTAAAAGCATAGATATTATTTCCTTTATATATTCGTAACCATTCCGAACCGGCATCAAGAGAACCTAGAATATTGTAGAATTTACCTTCCCTCACCAAATATATCGATTTTACACCACGTTCAGTTTTAATAACTATATCATCCAAAGGATTAAACGCAGTGCTATTTATAAGTCTTGATACCTTTTGTGAGTTTATAACCATTTTCTGTCTTGTGTTAATATTCCAAATTGTAATATCCCCAACAGGTCCTATACAATGAATATACATACTAACTCCAACATCCGAATCTCCAGAGTATGAAATTACATTTTCAGTGCGATTTTGTATTTCACTCATTATAAGTAACGGTTCTGTTAGTGACTCGTTACTAAATGGAAATTCAAATGTTGGTTCTACACCCGCAAACACTGTATAGTTAAGACTCTCCGAATAGAAATAAGGATTCGGGCAAATTATCGAAATACTTGTTCCCTCCTCCTTACTAAATATATCCGGCTCATTCGACTCAACATATCCTGCGATTTGCAAGTCTCTGTTATCAGTTTTTACTATAAATATAAGTTCTTTCTTTATAGGAAAATACTTGTATACTTTTTGTCGTATGGTTTCTACATCTTCACCAAAAAATTGCAGGGATATAACTATATTTCTTGAGGATAATCTTGCCGAATTGAATATCCCCCCGTCAGTAGTGATTATATCAGTGACGTTAATATTAGCCTTAGCAGGACCAAGACCATCTATCTTTCGTACTATGAAACCGGACAGTTCAGGTTTATCAAGCACCATGTCAATTCTCTCGTTACGATAGTTTATTGCACTTATACTCTTTATCATATAACTGATGCCCTTTCTATACTTGCGAATTGGTTCCTTGTCTGCCTATATATATCTATCCTAGATAAAGCCTTCGGAGAATAGTTGTTCTGTGTAAACTGATAAACATTCCCGTTCGAAGTTCCATAGCCATTTTGACTATTCGCAGTACCACCGCTCATGGTTGCATTTATTTGGTATGCTTTATCTTTTGACATCATTGAGTTAATAGTTCGTACGCCAACTTTCACATTGGATAAATCTATCACAGGAGTTATCGTAGGTGTAAGGTCCATATTTCCATTTATAACATCTGACATCTTACCAATGACATAGTTCATACCATTTATAGATGACTCACCCAATGCTTTACCGGCATTACTTGACATACTAAGATTATCATTGATGGAGTTTGCAAAACCTGCAACTACAAACTCACCTATCTCATAAAACTTTCTTGACGGTGAATGAACATCTAATGCTTCTCTTGCTGCTTTATCTGCCGCTTTAGCCATAGCTCTAGCTGCTTCTATTGCTTCTCTAGCATTATCCCTTATTCCCTTGGCAAAACCGGTTACTAAATATCTACCTACATCAATTGCATCCTTTTGATTATCCTTTACTCCTTTTGTAAATTCACCAACCAAATACTTACCTGCCGAGTTAAATTCTCCATATAAAGATTTTATGCTGTTAAGCATATCTTTTAACAGGTTAGATATAGTAGTTTTTGCTTCCTCAGTTTTTGACTTCATTCCCGTATTTATATTATCGATTATGGTTCTACCAGATATCTCAAATTCCAAATACTTATCTTTTATAGTTTCGAGAGACTTTTGCATAATGTCTTTCATAAGATTCAGCATTTCGCTCCTCTTGTTATATATGCCGGCTATGACTTTTGCCATCATTTCGCTACCGGCAGTATAAAACTCCTGAAACCTATTTCTGATATCGCTCAGCAAAGTAGCTAATAGATTATTCATAGCACTACTTGATGGCGGTATATTATTAGATATCGCCATTACTATGTTGTTCATCATTTGAGTTACCGATGATGTTACACTCGGAATTTTCGAATTTATTCCTGTTATTAGAGCATCTATCAAGCTAGCTCCATTTGATTGAACCACTGGAAATTTATTCGATATTGCAATAGTTGCGTGGTCTACCATACCACTAGCAGCCGCCATTACTCTTGGAGTAGCATTTGTAAACTGGGATATAAAACCGTCAACACTATTTTTTCCAAGGTCTTGTAGTGCCTTACCGAAACCGGATAATGATGTTGTATCCATTCCACTAGCTTTCTTACCTAAATCTATTAACTTTCCAAACTCGATTGTTGCTGATGATAAAGTATAGACATTGATATCCTTAATGTTTTCATAATATGATGCGAAAGATTTTCCAAAGCTAGCTAAATTATCTCCAAAAGCTTTCATATCGCTTTTGCCACCAAATAATTCAGTTAATACACCGCCACTTGCCGGCAATTTGTTTGCTAATTCAGCCATAGCTGATGCGGCATTTGCAGAATTTTGTACAACACCTGCATCAAGTCCAGCAACACTTATAGCATACTCAGTAATGCTTTTACCGAAAGGTTTTAATTCCTCGGCAAACTTTGCTAATGAATTCTCTCCAACCCAATATCCTAATACACCACCGGAATTTGGTAATTTTTCAGCCATAACCGCTAATGATTCTGCCGCTGTTGCCGAATTTACAACTGCATTAGTATCTATACCGCTGACATTTAACGAATACTCTCTCATAGCAGAACCAAAAGGTATAAGACCTTCAGCAAAAGATGCTAATGAATTATCACCTACCCAATATGCAAGCACACCTCCTTCGTTAGGGAGTTTTTGTGCCATCGTAGACAATGCTTCTGCAGCCGTAGCGGATTCAACTATCAAGTTTGAGTCAAGTCCGGCTATACTATCCGAATATGATTTCATAGCAGGTCCGAATTTAGCTAATTCCTCTCCAAATTGGGAAAGAGCCGAACCTCCTGTAATAAATCTTGCTATTCCGTCTAATAACGCTGCTGTAGTAAATGTTGCCACAACTTCAGCAAGTATTTTGACACCCTCCAAAGAAGCTGCATCTATTCTCGATGATTCATCTATGAAAGGTTTTAGGTGATTCATAAAGTTTGTTAAGTTATCTGCGACTGTAACCAGAGAATCAGTAACACCCTCAAATATGCCACCTACGAATCCACCTACAAACTTTCCAATGGAATTTCCTAGCTGTTCTAGTAATTTTCCACCTTCCCCTACTAACCAACTTAATCCCGGAAGCTGTGCAAACGCTCCTATAGCAGCTACAACTAAAGTCAATTCTGCTATAAAGGCAGCCATACCAACTAATGCCAGCATAGCTTGAGGTATCATCGCTGAAACCGCTGCAAGCGCCGCTATCAATGCGGTTACAAATGCTGCACCCGCTATAGCTTTTACTAATCCGGAAGTATCAAGTTTCATAACTGCGTCTGCTATTGCTGTATAAAAATTGGTTATCAACGTAATTGCCGCATCTACTAACTCAGGTATTCTCTTGGCTACTCCGTTAATGACTTCTATTAAAAACGTCATTACTGAATCAATTATAGATGGAGCATACTCTACTAACGATTTCAATACTTCATCTATAAGTTTAAGTAAGCCATCAACTATTTCAGGTATTGATTCTTCCAGAATTTTCAAAGCTTCGAGAAACACGGTTTTCAATGCTTGACCAATTACCACGATGTTATCCGCTAAACCTTTTACAAACATTGCAAGACCTTCTGCAAGTTTTACGGCTAGATATGGTATCGAGCCTATTATCGCATCAGTCATCATTTTGACTCTAGCTATAAACGCAGTTGTTGATACAGTAGATGCTGCCGCCATTGCTGTCATAGCTACAGACATTTGCATCATTCCAGCACTAGCCGCTAACAATCCGGCTCCCATTGCCAACACACCAATATTGAATATTGCAAAAGCTGCTGCTAACGCAAGTATAACCGGTGTCAAAGGAGCTAATGCCAATCCAGCCAATCCAAATATAACGAATGTTCCTGCTAACGCTCCTAAAGCAACTGCAATACCTTGTACAGGTATTTTACTAAGTACTACCAACGCAGGGGTAAGCAAACCAATAGCTACTGCGGCGCCCATCATAGCTGCAACTCCCGGAAGTGCGTTCTTCATAGCATTAACACCTATAGCAATAATAGCTAATGCGCCTCCCATTGCGGTAAGTCCATTACTTATCTGTTCCCATGATAATTTTGCATTCTTTGCTAACGCATCGGCCATCATATTTAGAGCTTGAGCTATTGCTATCATACCTAAACCTATTGCCGGCATATTTTTTGGCATAAATTTCACAGCAATAGTTACTGACGCTAATGAACCTGCTAGAGCTGTAATGCCATTACTTATCTGCTCCCAGCTCATTGAACCCATATCTTTTACTACTTGCGAAAGTATTTTTAACGATTGCGATAGGATTACCATGCCAGCACCGACAGCTATCATATTTTTGCTTCCGCTTGATAGTTTAGTGAATATAGCAAGCTCGGCTAAAAGTATTCCTATGGACGATATACCTTTAACAAGTTCGTCAACGCTAAATTCGCCGAATGTTTTTGCTGCTTTGGCAAGCTCTTTTATTGCTTGTGAGAGTATCAAAATTCCTGTTGCACTAGCCATCGTTTTTGCACCGGTATTTCCAAAGTTAAGGAATAATGCTATTTCTCCAATAAGAACTGTTACTCCAGTAAGTCCTTTTGCTAGCCCTTCCCAGCTTAACTGAGCAATGTTGATACAGGCATCCCCTAATATCTTTATTGCTTTTGCAAATAATATCATTCCGCCAGCACCTTTTATCATTGCATTTTGATTGAGACTCATAAGCATCGCTGCACCAACCAAATCTCCCATCAGAACTGTTATTCCAGTTAAACCGATAGCCATTTGCTGTAGATTTAAGTCTCCAATCTTCTTTAAAGCACCAGCTAATATTGTGACTGCGGTAGCCATTAATATCATCGATGAATACGATTTAACGTTTGATATACCACCAAATTTGTTAAATAGCATCATCATTGCCGATAAATCGCCCATTAAACCAGTTATCCCTGCTAGAGCTACGGCCATCTTATCCGCCGGTATATTAGATATAACTAGCAAAGCACCTGCCAATATACCTATGGCAGTAGCAATGCTGACTAATGTCTTTGCCTTTAGCTGGTTTTGATACGCTTGCAAGGCACCTCTTACGCTATCTAATATACTCGTTATTTGAGCAGTAAAATTTGCAGCATTACTTGCTATACTCGTAAAACCGTCTATAAACTTCGTTATCTTTACAAGTAAACCTCCCGCAAGGAAACTCTCAATTACAGAAAATATGTTATCAAAATTTCCAGTCATAAGAGAATTGAATGCTTTTCCTAACCCTTCTCCTATCGCAGGTATAACCTTGTTTATTATTCCACTACCTATTTTGACAAACCCATTCCTAATCTTTTCAAGAGCTTTTTCGATTCCACTCTTATCAAGTTTATCACGCATTTTAGATATAGCATCGCCAAATGTAGCACCCATGCTGGTAGAGCCTTTAACGACTTCTCCCATCCTATCTACTACGCCTTTTAAGCCTTTACCTATAACGTCAAGGGCAGGAAATGCAAACTTATCTAAGAATATGCTTTGTAGATTCTTTAGGCCAGTTCCAAGTAATTCAATAAATTTTATGACAGTATTTACAGCTGTCGATATTACTTGGTTTTCGTTGATGAAATTTCTGAAAGCTGTTATTGTATCTCCAATTCTAGCAGTTACACTGAGAAACCCTCCAGTCAAACCTAGCATATTTCCTAATAAAGTAACAAATATTTTTGCAACCCCACTAACAACCTGACCTACTATATCAAATACAGAAAATATGCCTTGAAATGTCCTTTTGAGTTTATCCGCTGTCTCATCCGAAATCTTAAGATGTGATGCAAATTCTCGAAAGTTACGGGTTATACTTACAAGATTAGCTCCAAGTTTTGTTGCCGTACTTGGAGGGAAAATGTTTTCAAATGCTTCTTTAACCGGTTTTATCATAGACAGTAACGATTGGAATAGATTGCCGAAACCTTGCAATAGTGCGTCTCTACCACCAAGATTTTTCCATGTTTGCAACATCCCGTTTCTAGCATCAGATGTCTTTGATATGAAGCCGCCAATAGCATCTCCAAGTTTTGTCCACAATTCAGACGCTTCATTGAAATCACCGAATATAATTTCAAATGTTTGAGCCCAACCAGAACCAACTGCCTCTTTCAATGTATCCATGAGCATTGTAAAGGTTTTAATTTTGGTGGCCGCTTCCATTGCCTTCTTACCAATTTCGGTATTCTCATCGGCGTAATCTCTCAATGTTTGAGTTAGCACTTTTGTTGTCATCCATTGATAACTTAATGAATCGTTGAAATTCTTAGTAGCACTAATTGTATCGCCCATGGTTTTGCCTTTGGAATTGGTGGCAAGAACCTTATACATACCATCTGCGGTTTTCTCAACAGTACCAACTGCCACTGCTGTCTCAAGCAATTTATTTTTAAACTCGACAGTTGCCATGTTTGCATTTTCTATGGACTTCCAATCTATCAGTTTTACATAACCAGCTGATAGTGCTTGCGAGAAGTTATACATAGCTCTTGATGCCTCTTCGGCATTTGCACCTGAAACTGCTGCTTCATTACTGACACCTTTTATAGCCATTACAGCTGTATCAAGGTCTACACCGGCATTTGTAAACTTTCCAATATTACTGGTCATATCTTTAAAAGAGTATATAGTCTTATCTGAATATGTGTTCAACTCGGCAAGATATTTATTTACATCTTGTAAGCTTGCACCGGTACTCGCCATAATTGTCTGGACACTACCCATTTTGAGCTCGTACTCTCTAAAACCATCTGTTATTGGTTGTACAGCTAGTGATGACACTAGTTGTTTGCCTGTGTTTATTACAGAATTGGTTATGTTCGATAAAGCGGTCATCGCTATCGTTTGTAATGCCGAAAATTTAACTTTGATACCCTCTACAGATGAACCAAAAACTTCAAACCCTCTTGATGCCCCACTCATATCAAGTCCATGCTTTAATCTGTCTATAGAATTTAGAGAGGTATTTATGTTTCTTTCGAAATCCTCGTTTCTAAATTGCATCTCTACAACTCTTTGATCTATTGTAGATGACATTATTCGATCACCTCCTTCCAAGCATTATTTAGTAGGTCGTCAAAAACCCCTTTTATAGCCGGGTTTATATAATCTTTACCAGATATAAAACCTCCGCCTTTAGTTGCATGACCATACTGTAAAATAATAGCTATAGGTACCCCGTTATGTATATTTGAATTATAGAATCCTATTTTTACACTTTTACTAGTCCTAGAGATTTTATAATACCAACTACTCGCGGTAAGTCCCGTATCATAAGGGGTTACCGATTTTAGAGCTTCTACACCAGCTTCACCATATTTATCAAAGTCAATGTGTTTGATAATATTTTTGGTCTTATTAAAATACTTAACAGTATTACTAAAATCACCCTTATGTTTAAAACTTATCATTTATTCTATTATTTCCCAATTATTTCTATCCGGATTGTCAGTATCTTTTGACTTATCCCATTCGCCTTTATCATTTACAAAGTTGTACGTATTATTTCCTTTTATGTAAGCATTAGTAACTAACGCTCCGGTCTTATCAAGATAGTAGTCCTTTCCTTTATCCTTAATCCATTGGCCGGCTAGCATCGCATAATCCGCAGGATTCATATAATACCAACAATCATTGCTCAAAAACCAACCCGAGATAGCATAACCGGCACCATCAAAAGCGTACCAGCGTCCATCAATATATTTCCATTGGTTCTTCGCATAGTTATTGCCTATTTTGAATTTCCAACCGTCCTTCAACTTTTCCCAGTCAACTTTATAGTTTGCTTTATGGATTTCACAAGCCTTATTTGCTATCCAAGAAATAAATTGTTGGCACCAATACGCAGGAGTATATCCATACCATTTACCATACTTTGTGTAATTGGCTTCTCCTATATTCGCCAATTTGTCATCAAGAGAAGCCATACTATTTTTTTCTATATAACCTAGCTCCTCTTTTGCTACAGCAATAATCTCGTCAGATGTCGCTGTGTCAGGTCCATAGGCCGGGCGACCAAAACCATCAATTCTATTTCCGTTTCCGATTTCAAATGATCTAACTAAGTATGTTTTTTTTGCAACAGCTCCTCCATTACGATTGAACTGCCTGTCCATACTTGTGTTTCCCTCGATAGTCGTTATACTAAATTGGTCTACACTGAATTGCGCAACCTCAATTACCAAACCTACATGAGCTACTCTGCCTTTGGTGTTCGAGTAGAAATATACTATGTCTCCTTTTTTTGGCTTCTTGAAGTACTGTCCGGCTTTTACAAATAATGCTTTGCCGGATAGAGTAAACTGGGTATAATCTCCTCGTAATAATCTCTTTCCTTCTTCAGATTTCATTGTTTATCCTTTAGAATTCATCTTTGCTTTTCTAGCCGCATTTATCGCTGCGTTCCTAGAATATACTTCTTTTTTACTCATTTTCTTCTTTGGTTGATTCTCTAAATTACATACATTTATCAATGTTAATAATCTATTTAAGTGCCATTTTTGGCATTCAAATGGTATATTTAGAGCAATCATCCAATAATAAATCAACTCCGATGTTACAACTCTACCTTGATTAGTGACTTCACGTTTATACCAAGTAGCTGTCATCGGAGCTTCTATATATGCATTTATTTCGCTAATATTGTCTTCGGTTAATAGCTTAAATACACTATCATCGATATTTTGTGTCATGCACATACACTTTATATAATCTGTTGACTCATCTGATGTCTTTTCTTCCTTTGATAAGAATGGTTTACAGTATTTCGCTTCCCATTTTGACAAACTCACCAATGAATGTTCGAGAGCCAACTTGTATTCTTTTGTTGTTATAAACTCCTGCTTTATTTCATCAAATAGTTCTCTAGCAGGAACCGTTATGTGTAGCATATTTATGCATTGGACTTATCAATTATGCTGGAAGTCTGTATGCCCTGTGGAATTATACCGTTCACAAACTCCGCTGCCTTTGTAGCATCGCTGAATAATTCCATGAACAACTCTTCGTATGCCTCTGTCTGCTCGAATCCGGTGCTTATTTCATCGCTTTTTACGAATCTTCTGCCGTCATCGCTCTTCTCACCATAAGCTCTATGTATAATGTATTTAAAATGTTTCATCAATTCACGATTATCTTTCGATTCGATGATCCTATTAAGTTTCGCGGTAAGTCCGCCTGCCTCAGACATTTCCATATCTAAAATCTCAGCCTTTGTGAGATTGAAATAGAAATCTTCAGTTCTTTCTGTGCCGTTATAATCTGTATATGTAATTGTTTTCTTTAACATAAAAATCTCCTTTAAATAAAAAGGGCATAGCTGTCAAACCATGCCCTAAAAGCTGCTAATTATTGTAATATTGTCTTAACATCATTAGGAAGAGGGAGTCTCGGTGTTCCGGAATCTGTGCCGTATAGCACATCCTCTAAAGCCTTTAACTTTGCCTGAGCAACCTTTGTAGAGTCTATTGTTAAAAGAGCTGTAGGTCTTAAACCTGCTACTTCTACTGGTGTTGTTGTTACACTCCAACTAAAGCTAATTGCTTCAGGTGAATCGTTTACTGTGCTGTATCCCTTTTCTGATGGGGACGCTGTGCAGCCATAAACTAAATGTAATCTATAACCATGGTCTGTGCCATCGGTGTCGTTTCCGAGAAGTGTCTTATAAGCTAAACCAAAAGATTTTCTTCTCTGCTGACCTGCATATACTCCGTCTACGATAGATGCTGAACCATCACATTCTGTGAACTCATCCGGGTATGTGTACGCCTCTATTGTCAGTCCGAGCTCTTCGGTTGAAAATAAGTTTAGATATTTATTATTGTCTGCATATATAGGGGTGGCTTCTGCACCTGATGGTGACTCGGTTACAGTTGTAATACCGTTCCACGCAACACCTGTAGGATATGTGCCGTTTGTATCTCTAGGATATAGAGCACACTTTTCAACACCTGTCTCGTATAGTCTTTTACCCTCTTGGTCCCAAGTTAATACTGCCATAAATTATTCCTTTCTTAATAAAAAATTGTGAATACATCGTGATTTAATCCATCACTTATATAGTGTCTATCGTACCTAATTCTAGACAACTTCGAAATTTTCTTAACTATTTCGCTATCCGGATTCTGGTCTATAACAATTAGTTGATACTTTTTTGCCTGCTTATATACCTCATTATTTGCTTGTGAATTTACTATATCATCCCTTGAGTATACTATAGCAGGATACTTCATTTTGATGCTCTCTGGAGGCTGAAAGTATGCATTTCTATTTCCAAGCGCCGAGCATAAAACCTCATGCAACTCTAGTCTACTGTTCATTGTATAAACCTCCGACAGTTAGAATCAGCCTAGGAAATTCAACTCTTATATCCGTAATTTTCCATTTAGCATTCATATAAGTTAAGTATTTCATTTTTGAAAAGTTCTCATTAGCATAAGGGTCTGCTAAAATTGAGAACTCATTTGAAATATTGATATCGTCATTTACTTTATCTGAAGAGGAAAGGCGTCTTGTATTCCTAACCAAGTCGCCATAATAATTCCTCTCAAATATCTGGTTTGACCAAACGCCCGGAACTGTTTCTACCGTATCCGCAAAACCTATTTGACCATAATATTTCATATCTTATTCTGTTGTAGCCTCAATAACAATTGCAGAATACGGCTTAATCAGAGCGCCCGAACATCTTGTCTCGATGAGATACTTCTGAGCGTTGTAATCGATGTCGAAGTCATCAAACATGTTTACAGCTCCTCCCTTATCTGCACCAACATTGTAGTCTGCCAAATTCACAATAATACCCATAAGTGAGTATTCTTTGCTGTCTTCTCCGGTTTTCTTATAACCTTCCATAACCGGAACAGTAACAATCTTCTTTACTCTAAGAGCTGTAGCCAGCTTTTCCACGGTATCGTAAATGATTCTACCTGTAGTATCTTCAAGAAGAAGACAGTCAGTAAGAACATCCTCTGTTGTATATAATATTGGAGAACCTGAACCCTTGTACTCCTTCCTTGCCTTTATGGACTGACGGATGAAACTCTTTGCCTTCTCGTCTGCTGTTGCTGTTGCTGAAAATTTAATCTGCTCTCTGATTGTGTACAAGCTGTCATCAGTATAGATAGGTCTGATATTCTGTTCGTTAATCTTATCGTCTGATGATGATAGTCTTCCGTCACCAACAAGGATAGCTCTGGCAATTTCCTCATCCAGCATCATTCTCATCTCCGATTTAAGCCATGCAACAACATCGAAATCTGTAATATCAACTACGTCATCTCTATCAAGCTTCTGCTTCTTATATATTGTTGTCGGGGTGGTAGTTCTCTTAAGAAGTGAGAACACCTCATCCTTCTTCTTTTTGCCCTTTATATAGCCCTTAGCCCTTGCATCATCCTCTGTGATGTTCGCAAAAGCCGACTTAATCCTGCTGAAAGGTGTGTGGTGAACAGCATTCATAACCTCTCCAACCCATGTCATATCCCTCTGGATAAAACTTGGCATATTTTCAACATTTGCTGCTTCCGGGAATAAGTAATCAATATGCTCTATGCCGTGTGCAAGTACTGCATCCTTCATGCTTCCGTATCTCTTTGCGTCAGAAATTATAGCCTGCATATCGCTATGGCTAAGTGTATCATTTGTGTCATAGTTATCGCCTTCGAATACATTGTGCTTCATTTTTTTATCATCCTCCTCAGAATCTTTACCAATACCGTTATCTTCTAATATCTGACCAATTATCGCATATACAGCTGTTTTTTGGTCCTCTGTTAATGTATCAAATACATCACCTATAGTCCTGTCATCCTTTTCAGGAGTACTCTTTTCTGCCATTTTTTTATTCTCCTTTTTTAATTCAACTTCTTCCTTTGTATCATCAGAGTGTTCTAACTCTATGTCTTCTCCGAAGTACATGATAGCTTCATCATCCGAATCCTCTCCGTGAGATATAACATTCTCTATAAATGCCTCCGGATTTGCTCCTGCTAATACCAAACTTACTTCTCTTATCTGTCCATGCATAACATTCGGTCCGTTTTGTTTTAGTTTGTTAGCATATATGCTCAGCGAAGAAATATCGCCATGTTCAACTAATGATTTTGCATCTTTTGCTGCATCTGTATTGTTAAATGTACAATATGCGTATACACCCTCTTCTCTATTTTCCAACATTGCATGACCTAAAATATTTGTAGGGTCATTATGTTGGTGATTCCAGACAAGCGGTACTTTCTGTCCGTCATTGCTCTTGAATGCGTCTTTTCGTATTATTCGACCATCAGAGCATTGGATATTATTTCTCGTAGCCCAGCCACAAAAATCATAATCCATTGTGAATTACCTCCTTATTAATAAACTTCTTCATTTTGACTTTCCGGCATTGACACCGGCTCTCTTACACCTTTGTTAATATTTGCATTATTCAGCTCATCGGCCTTAGGGTCTGCACTAGGTTTCATACCTATTATTTGTCTTATTTCATTTGAGGACAGTATCTCATTTCTAGTAAACTTGTCTGCCATTTCAGAAATTTCACTAACTGATACAAGTCTGAATGGGTCTTTGAACAATAAAATAGACTGCTTTTGTGTTCTGGCAGTCTTGGTAAGGAACTTTCGTTTCATCTCTTCAGCGATAGCTGTCATTATAGGCTCGATAGTTCTATTGTTATAGTTGAGCATTGTCTTTTCGTCTGCTGTGCCATCCATGATAGTCTGAGTGATACCTAACTGGCTATATAGCATACTCGTTAAATATTCAATCTGCTTCATAAGATTGTTTTCAACAGGGCGATTCAACTGTGTGATTCTCTCGGTACCATCTGTATATGCTATACCGTACTTAGAACTCATAAGTTGCTCTTCTATATCTTTTCTTCTAGCCTCTGCCTGAGCTTTTCTCGCATCTGTTTTTATTATATATGGTAACTGGATAATCAAATCCATCTTACCAGACCCACTCTGTTCATCTATACTATCTAAAAGATTAAGTTTTCTGATTAACCTTTGAAGAGTAGAATTTGGTTCATTCATTATCGAATAGAATGGATTCTCAATTATAGCTGTTGTAGCCTTAGGGACGAAAATGTCCTCTTTATTTCCGGTTTTTTCATTGTAAACCCTAACCTTGATCGTTGACGGATGCCACTCCAGTATCTGACCAGTTCTTAAAGAATTTATATCGAAAGAACCTGTCGCCCAAGGACTAACTGTAGTATCTACCGGCACTATCGCTACACACCCATCATCCATCATGCTCATTACAGCATCTTGTATAAGTGCTCTTCCTGTCTGGTCGACATTTGCAGATAAAGTCAAGCATTCGTTTAAACCAGAATCCATTGTAGAAATATATCTCCCATTGTCATCTAACCTTACATGGTTTATATCTATGTTAGATGCATCAACAGCAATGCGATTATACACTGAAGTTATTATAGATTTTTCATTCCCCCTAGATAATCTTGGTCTATCTGGTCTGTAAGTATCCCCTCTACCGAAGCTCCACCCATCTGTTGGGTCTCTGTTTAAAAATGCATTCCAAGCTTGTTTTAGTCTGGAACCTATTGATATCTCCATTTTGAATTATTCTCCTTAAAACTTAATTATTCAAATACCTCTCTGTAACGCCGTCGAGAAATGCGACAGCATTATTCATCGTTGTATTTAATTTTGATGTAACAACCGATGCTGTCGTAGATGGTATTTCTCTCTGTAATCTCTCACGATTATATTTAGTATATAACTTAGAGATTGTTTTCGGAGACGGTTCTAAGACTGCTGACGCTCTAACTGATGATACATCAAACACTATTACCGGTTGTTTCGCTTTATAACTTGAATAAACCTTATCGTTATAATCAAGTATTGCGCTGTATCCTTTTTGTTTCATCGCACCATAGAATTTATCTTGAACCCTTAGGCTTGTCGGGTCATGATATGTTAAAGATAAGTTAAGAGCCTTATAAACCGTTAATTTCTCCGTTTCTTTAAGGTCTGTATCCTTGTTCAATATCTTTAAAGAGCTTTTAAGCAATTCTTGTTGCGCCGGTCTTCTCATTTGCGTTTTCGATTGCTGTATCGCAGTTCGCAAATCATTTTTAAATTCCTTGTCGTGTAAAAGATTATTTGTGATATCACTAGCATTCTCGTCACTAGGCATCTTTAGTTTTTTAGTGGCTTGTATCTTTACTTGATATACTTTTACATTTTCACCATTTCCAGAAGTTCCATCGGAAGTATACTTGGACCTTCTGATTAGGTTATCTCCAAATAGTCCAAGGTATTTATCTTTGTCGTCCTTAATATGAGTTGCATAAAACGCAAATTGTTCAAACTCCGGTTTTATTTGTATTCTTGAAAATTCTGTATTTTTCTTAAGAACCAAATCCGTTCTCTGTTGTCCGTTAATTAGATACGGTAAAGATTTCGTTAATCTGTTTACTTTGTAAACTTTTCTATTATCGTTATCCGTTGGATTCATACGCCTTCTACCCATAGGTGTTAAGCTTCCATCAGTGTATTGATACCTTCTAACACCCCAGCGCTGACCCTTTACTCCATGATGGATTAATATGTTATTCACATTAGTTTGCCTCCTCTCTGATTACTTAGTACGCCATTTTGAATATTTTAGCTGTATTTCTTCATAACCTCGGATACGACATCAACGTCGACATTAGTATTAGAATAATATTCTAATAGCTTTTGGGTTTTTCTTGCAAGATTATTCCACTCATCCATTTTATAGGTTTTTGCTATTTTCAAAGCCTGTTGAAAATTTTCATTATTTTTAACGAAATCGGAAGTATACTTTAATTTGCTGGCTGATATTTGTAAATCCTCTGCCTCTGCGACAGCATTCGCTGCTTTAATGAACATCTTCTCTGACAATTCATTTCCGAATTTTTTATTAAATCTATCCATAGTATCAGAATATGCTTTATTACCATCTTTTGCTGCTTTTTTATCTATTTCAACCTGTGCTTTTCTAAGGTCGTTAGCCCCTTTTGTATAATAATTCCTATAGATATTAGAAGCTCGCATTTTACCCATAGGAGTCAAACTTCCATCAGGTCTTTGGTACCTTCTAACACCCCAGCGCTGACCCTTTATACCGTGATGTTGCAATATTTGATTTTCCATATTTTATTCGAATACCTCCTTATTTGCTTTATATGCTATATACGCGTCCATCATTGCTGCAACGGCATCTATCTTTTGCTCGTGCCTTTTTTTCATCAATTTTCTATTACCATTTGTATCTTCAAGAGTAATACAATTACCCATTGCGAAACACATCAACTCTTCATCAAATAGCAACATTCTCTCCTCCGACAACTTCTTAAGTTCTCCCAAAGGCACAGATTCAGTCTTTGCTCCCTGAATAACTTTCTCTATTCCAAACGGACCATTTTCCCGTTCCCATCGTTCAACAAACTCCTTTGCATTATATGGGTCGAATCCGAATGCTCTTACGTCATACCCTAGTTTTATTATATGGTCGTCTAAGTCCTCATATACTTGCATCATATCGAGAACCGTGCCATCTAAAACTATTAAACTGCCCTCATCCATAAATTGGTCGTATTTTAGTCGCATAGCTCCGGGAAGTTTCATTAAAGTGAGAGATGATATATAGTTTCTTGTTTTTATTCCAAAACATCCGTTACTTAAAGGAAATAGAAATGTAAAAGAACAGAAATCATCTCCTTGAGATAAATCTCCTCCCATAGCGCACGGCATTTTCCAAAAATCTCTTTTCTTATGCGGGATAGTCTCCTCATATGTGAAGAAATATGTATATCCCTCCATAGGTATTCCAAACCTTTTAGCAAGAATATCGTTCCTTGAAGCTGGGGCTTTTTCTGCTCTCTCGACATCAAGCTGATAAGTTTCATACTTAACTGTCTTACCTAGGTTAGGATTTGCCTTTAGCCACATTTCTGGGTTTCCAACTTCATCAATGTTATCTAGTTTGTAGTACCATATAGAAACGTGAGGATTTACATACTCGCCTTTAAGTATGTCCATAAGCTCCATTTTGATTGTATCGCCACTTCCATTTCTAACGGTTCCTTCAGAGCTCATTGCAATAATTAGATAGTCGTCTACTTTAGACGCACCTTGCTCTATTGCACCTATAACATCTTCTCGTATGTCACCAGACAACCATTCATCAACTGTCGCAACTTTAGCCCTTAAACCTTGAAGCTTATTTATACTCATAGGCCTAATTTCAAGTAAAGAACCGGTTAAAAAGTTTTCAACTCCCTTTTTTGTTGACGCTAGTTTCATACGATTTGCCTTAGAACCTGTGGTGTTTTGCAATGAGCCTTCAGTTAGAAACTTATATAACGGTCCCCTAGCCCTTGTAATAGCTGTACGGATAGGACTCATCACCTCTTCTGATTGTTTCATTGTTGGTGCCGTTGTTATTTGATGTGTAGTACTTGTATCAACATTAAGGAAATAATTTTGTATACAACTGCCATACATAGACTTCGCGGCACCTCTTGCTACTATCAAATATTGTTTATTTATCAAACGTTGTTTAACTCTTTTATTAACATACCGTCCACCGTGCCCATCTTTATTCGGTTCGTATATACTTCTTTCTACAAAATAATACCAACCGAATATTTGTTCCGCCCATATCTTAAACGTGTCTAATAAAACTAAATCCGCACCATCGGTCAATGTTAATTCATTTTCACAATATTTAACGAATCCTTCTACTGCTTTGTCATCGTAATAAACGCCCGGATTATTTATAAGGTCATCTATTCTGTTCATTTCCATTGCTATCTCTTTACATACCGGTATATCCCCTCTCATTACTGCATTTCTAAATTCACCATAGTATTTAGGTGTTGCTGTATTAGATAATGACATAAAACCTCCATTTATTTTATTTATTTTGTATGGTATACTTACCTAAAAGGAGACAAAATATGAATAACTCTATTGATATAAAGCCTATGGATATGTCCATTGATAAAACCAAATATGAAAAACTAGACATTAGCAGAAACGAAATAATCAAGATTGTAGAACCGTTTATACGACAATTACCAGATATAATACTAGATAAAGCGTATACTTTTACGTTGCCAAACAGTATGTCTGAATTGCTTAATGACATCACTGATAGTAGACATCTACTTGTGAATTTAATAAACCCTGATGGCGCCAGCAATATTCTTTCTTTAGTTAAGCTTCATCCTAGTATGATGTTGTTTTCTGCTTTATCTATAGCGTCTATCAAGATGGTCATAAAAGACCTTGACACTAAACTAAGTATCATCAGCACAAAACTAGATAAGATTTTGGAGTTTTTATACGGTGACAAAAAAGCAGAAATTATTGCTGAAATGCAATTTATTCGTTATGCATATACTAACTTCGAAAGCATCTTTAAAAACGAAACGCATAGACTTGCAACTCTTACAAACATACAAGCGTCTAAACGAATCGCTATGAAAAATATCGAATTTTATTTAGCGGATTTAGATACTTATAGTCATAAAAACACTAAGAACGATAACGAATTAAAAAAGTTATCGGATGACATTCTTAACATCAAAGATAGTCTTGAACTCTCGGTGGAGTTATTTTTCAGTAGTAGTGTACTTGAGATTTATTATTCTGATAACCATGATAAAAGTTATATAGAAAATACTATAGCCGAAGTAAATGCCTATCTTGAGGAGTGCCATAGACGAAACCTAAAAGACATAGCCTTGATGGCTGGAAGATGGGAAGCTGTTTTTAACAAAGATAATAAAGGGTTACCTGTTCCTTTACCAAAGTTAAAACAGCATACTCCAAATCCTTTCAATGATGTTGTAGAGTCTACATCAAGAAGAGAAACTATCAACATCAGCAAGAAAATCTTAGATAATATACAAAACCCTATCAGAGAATACATTGTCACTGAGAACGGAGAAGTATATATCCCAAAGCAATAAAAAACAGAGCGACTTTATAGTTGCTCTGAATACTTGTGTCTATGATGCGATTTGCGTTCTTTTAAATGTGCGCATATCGATTTCGAAATTGTCATTGTTTTCTACATGCTCTGCATAATCTACGATGTGCATAATATATACTTCGCCATCCGATTTCCTTACCGCCATATGACCAAAACTAGGATTACATTTTGTACCGAATACAAATGCATCACTCGTCTCTGAAAAATTAAGAATCTTATCTTCTGGATTTTTACTTATATATTCATCCATTATTTCATATGCTTCTCTAGCTGTAATCATATAATAACCTCCATTAATCATTATCAAATATGATTTTATTATACACCTCTGGTTTGGCATCTTCTACATCTATTTTTGTGAATTCTACCTCCTTAGAAGTATCGATTAAATTGAAGTATACCGATGCGTCCAATCTTGGTTCTTTTAACTGAGAATCTAAAAACTGTACTTCGCCGTTTTTAATTTTCCAATTAAATGCATGTCCTTCGTCGGATTCACCATTTTTCATAAATCTCTTATCCCAACCAATACCTATTACTCCAACGTCTCCATCTTTGTATCTCTTTAATATATTCTTTGTTGCCCTTCCAAGATTTTTAGTACGGTCACTATCAGGAGTAAATGTAATAACTTTAGTGGTTTTAAAATTATCTTCAATGAAATCGGTTAGACTATAGTTATCTGTTCTCGGACCAGTTTTAACATCATATCCTTGAGACCTGAAACAATAACAAAGAGAGCATTCTTTGCAATTATTGGTATATCCTCCGGGATTGACAGCTTTGAGATTATCAATCTGCTTAACGTTACCCTTAAGTCTTGGCAACTTCATTGTCAACTCACTTACGCCATTGAGGTTGGCATTTTGAAGTTTTGTCTTTCCAATTTTAGATAGGGATTTATCAACTTCAGCCTTTCCTTTAGGTCTTTTGGCTCCGGCTTTATTTCTGTCTTTTCTAACTCCCCATTTCATTCCAAGAACTCCATGGTGCTTTAAGTATAAGTTACTCATTATTATCTTCCAGCAACGCTTTTTACTGTTCCGTATAATCCAGCTGCTGCACCGGCTATAGTTAGAACAGTTCCAACAGTATCCAGAACATTCATTGCAGAAATTTTACCGGCAGTTGTCCTTTCGGCACTTAATGTACTGAACTGCTTTTCAAGATTCATTCTAGTTATTGCGTCCTGCAATTCCTTATTTGTCATCTGTTCTGCAGTTTTCTTATGTTTGCTTATAGCCTTATTTTTTACAATTCTCGACGTTTCATTATTTATCGTTTTAGAATTGTTTATCATAGACGACACATCATTTACATTAGTATTTCTTGCGAATCTTCTTAATCTGCTAGGCTCACCTGATGATCCTGAATTGTTATTCCTTCTAACACCCCATCTCATTCCAAGAACTCCATGGTGATATAGTTCACTCATTATTCCTACTCCTTTCTAATAGTTATCTACTACATACAATCTCCATTCAAGTTCGCTTATCATTTTATTTATCGACTCTATTGCCGATGAACTTGCCGGAGGGTCAAACAACAGTCTCACTCTTAAATATACAAATGATTTAACCGACTCGATATCTTTATCCTTTATAAATTCTGACCATGTTTCATTCTTTCCGGTTATCCTGAAAGTGTTTTTAGGTCCAATGCCCATTTGATTAAGAATCATAAATATAGAGTTTATATGGATAATTAAATCTTGGTCGAAAATTTCGTAATCTTCCGTTATACCTAAGAGTTTCTTGATTGATGTAAGTATACTTTCTTCCATAATCCTCCTCATTGTTTCCAAGGACAAGTGTCGTTAGGTAATCTATTTTGCACGTTGTTATTAGGAAGTTTATACCCATAGTGTATTGCATTATGGGTTGATAAAATTGTTGTGATTAAATTTTCTAAATCAAAGATAATTGGGTTTCTATTCTTCACATCTTCGATAGTTATCGGATTGATATGATGTACCAACGGCGAAACATATATTTCATGACCATCTATTCCTAAATCACAACCGTTATCTCTAACTATTATTTCATTCCTAATTTTTTTCCAATCACTGCTCCTATACAATAATTGATTTAGGTATCTATCATACCCGAAAGTCTCAGCACCAACTATGCCATCTAACTTAAGATATTCAAATCGTTCTTCAAAAGTTTTTAAAGACACCAATTCACTATAACATCTAGAATATGTCGTCATTCCTTCCACCATAATCTTTCATTGCCTCCATCGCTTCTGTATATAACTCTTCTATACGTTTCGTTGATTGTAAGGCTTCAGTCTTTGCCGCTATTAGCTCTTTTTGCTTCTCAAGAATTTCTTTTTCTATCTTTTCCTTAGTTGAACCAAGTTTTAAATAATGCGTAATGACTTGTGAGGACGCTGTTCCGTCTCGTAGTTGCTGTTCAGCAAGGTCGACTGCCAAAGCTATCATCTGATTTTCTCTAGCTTCTGGATTCATCGCTGGAGGACATCTCTTTATTACCAAGTCCTTGTCTTTTTTCTTCGCCATTGTTTCTCCTTTATAATACTTTCTCTTAACTTTTCGAGTAGTTTACATTACATTTTTATTAGATAGACAGAACACCCAAAGAATAAAGGCGGAGATTTTTTATATACGAAGATTCTTCACGCAGTTAAGGTTATACTGTTCACGATTTATACTATTCAATATAGACCTTTACTCCTTAGATGCTCTATCTATCTATTAAAAGTGTATAGACAACCCCAAAAATATACCCGCGGAGAAAATATAAAGAGAGCCGCGATTTCAGAGGGGGTGTAGTTTTAGCGACCCCCTCCCCTATATAGGAATACCTATTCTTTTATTACTTTTTTATAGATATTCATAAAGTCATACTTGATTATTTCGTCTATAGCCCTTTCTATTTCAGCATTTTCTTCCTGTTCAGTCATATCATCTGTCGTTTTTGCTATTCTATCTAGGTAACTACAGCTGTTATAACCTTTCTCTATGTCAAACAAGAACCATTGATTGAATTCTTCAAAGACATCGAAAGGATTATCGATTGTTGTTAGTCTTGCTTCTCTCATTATGGTCCTTTCTATTTCAAATACTTGGATACTGTTCCTGTACTTGATCCAATGCTATCTGCTATTTCTCTTATTGTGTAACCACTATTCTGCATAGCTTGTATCTTGTTCACTTTTGCCTCGCTCAATCCTTTGTTTTCTCTAGGCATTGCTCGCTCTCTTAAGTTATCTGCATCCGTATTGTTAAGTATCTTATGCAACACATTCTCTGTTACTGCTCCAGCTTGTATGGCATCCCATTCCTTGTCCGTTATCTGTATCTTAGTCTTAGACGCTCCGACTTGTGCTCTTGCATCTTGTAGCAATTGCTGTGACTTCTTCTTCAAGTCTTTCTTTGGTACTTTTGTGCCAGCTCCGTATTCCTCTTTATATGCATTTACATAATTCTTTATACCAGCATTGGCTATTGTCTGAGCCATTCGCTCTTTTGGCGCATTCTTTAATGCTACATTCAACTTTGCCATTAGTGAATTGTATTCTTCAGAGTATTCTTTCTTAGCCTCTGGAGAGTACTTCAAACTTTTTGTGTTGACCATTTCTTTTCTTGCCTGATTAGCAAGACTTTTCATAGAATTAGCATAATCGGCGTACATCTTCTCTTGCCAAGTACCAGAAGACAGTGAATTAGCATCTTTTGTTTCCGCCATCTTCGTAGATTTTGTTGTACGAATTTCTTCTTTACCTGTCTTAGGGTTTTTATAAGTCTCAACGATGGACTTATAAGATACTTCTCCTGTTTCCTTATCTATAATTGGTGAACCAACTCGTTTTGGAACTCTAACTTCAGACTTTGCTCTCGATAATAGTGTTGACGCACCCTCTCTATACCTTCCGGTTTCTTCATCTATATGCCCTTGATACTTTGCTTTCAGCTGAGCGATGTTGTTATCCGCTTCAGACCTTTTATAGTCCAACTTATGCTTTTCAGCATCTATTACAACCATAGAATGTTTGACGGCTCTAGCCAATTCCTCTTGTTTTGCTCCTTTCAAAGTCATATCGTTTATCAAGTTTGAAATTACACCCATTTGCTTCTGTGTATCTTTCATAACTTTCATACCTTCTCTATAAGGATACGCAAGTTTTGTATCGAAACCTTCTAATTCTTTAAGTGGTGGTGTACTACTAATCTTGATTTTGGAATTGGTTGGTATACACATAGCAGTGTCACCATCAAAGTCGGCACCAGATAGTCGGTCTGCGACTTTCTTTGTGATACCTATAGCATCTTTACCCATTTTACCAATCATAGCATCGCCTTCTTTATTCTTATTATTAACTGTAAGAATAGGTATTTCGAAAGTCCCACCATGTGGGTATCTTATAAGAGCGAGCTTCTCTCCGTTTCTATAGTCAGGTGCATAGACCTCATTATCTTTTAGAGAGTTAACAGGCAGGATTACCTTGTACTTTTGTCTTGGTAGAGCCGCCGCTTTCAGATGAACGGCTGCTGCGTCGCAATCCTCGGCAAAAGAGCTAAGATAATGCTTTTTAAGAGTTGGATTTGTGAGACTCTTAATCTCGTCAAACTCCGCATACCTATCCTTCTTAGTCAAATCAAGTTGTCTTTTTATTAAATCCTGATTCTGTTTCGCTAAAAACTGTGATGGCAGCTTATCCGACCACTCATTCCAATCGCCCTGTTCCTTTGTCTTATTTATTAAAGACATCTTCTTTTTGCCATCAGAATCAATATAATCACTCTGGCCATTTGCCTTAATCAATGCCCCAAATGGATTATCATCATTCTTTATTGGTTTTAAAACAGTGTTATCTTTTGGTCCAAGTACTGGAGTTCCTTGTGACTTGTTCGTATTAAAGATAACATCAACACCTTTTGGCATATCATCCGAATAAACTGCCATTCCTTTTAGATAATGTGTCCCATCGACAAGCATTCTAACTTGTGCATAATTTGACTCACCTAATGATATATCTTTAACACCACGACGAAGTTCTATAACTCCATCTTTATCGATTCCACCTTCTTCAGCGTATCGAACTTTAAGCCTCTTAGAATCCATAGATTCAGGGTATCTAAAAGTATTAAAAGTTTGACCATCATCGGTACTAGCATACTCTTTCAGCGAACTTATTTTACTAGCATCATAAATATCCTTATGTTCTGTTCCCGGAGGTCCTACAACTCGCATTGTTGTAAACTGACCCGGCATAGTTACCTGTGCAAGTCTTCCGTTGTATGTAGGATATCCATCTCTTTCCAACATATATAATGCTTGATTGAGCTTTTCTTTAGATATCCCAAGCTCCCTTTCTACACCAACACCGACGTCTATCATACCTTTCTTATCAATCTGTTCTTTAAGAAAGTTGTATGTATTTTTTGTCTCGTCCATCCTAGCTTTTGTGTCTTCATTTAACAAAGCTCTAACAGATGAGTCATTCTTAAAACCCATTTGTTCAGCAACTGCTTGTAAAGACATCCCAGATTCTCTAAGTCGTTTAGCTGTCGCAACATCTGCAGATCTTCTTTCTTCCAAAGCTAATGATTTCTGAACTCTAAGTTCGGTAGTTGAAAGACCAATTTCCTTAGCTATCTGAGTTTCCGACATACCTGAATTTTTTAAACTTTCCACTCTTGTTAAAAAATCTTTGGAATGTTGATATGGGTCTTTACCAGAACCCCAAGGATATCTTCCAGAATGTTTCGGAGTTCCAAAATGCATCAGTTCATCAATGCTTGGTTTATCAACATATAACCTACCCATAATCACATATCCTCCGAATATTTTAATTTGTTTATAACTTTGTCAAACGAAATTATCTTTTTAGTAATCCCGAGAATATCGTTTGGTTCCGGTTCAAATATACTAACTTCATCATTCTGATATATTCTTAGCTCCATATTTATTGAGTTTGGATTGACTTCATACTCCAAACAAAAAAGAGCGGCATAAATCATTAGCTGCTCCATATGTGTTGGACTGGTACCAGTCTTTAAATCATGTATTCTCAATAAATTATCTCTGAAAGATATAGTATCCGCTGTTCCGAAACAATTGTCAGAATAATATAAAACCTGTTCTGGTGTCATTCTATAGCCTATAGCATCATTAACATAAGCATTAAGAGTCTTTTTAGACTTTGGTAATTTCTGATTAAGCTTGATACATTTCGCCGCGAACTCGTGTAACTCTGTGCCCTTCTGAACAGCGAGCGATGACTTATAAAAGTTCGCAATCTTTTCTTCATCATAATTTAACCAGTAATATTTAGACGCCCCAAGTAGGGCGTGCTTACCTTCCTGTTGATAGTGCCTGTTCCAATTCATTTAGAACCTCCTCTCTGTTCTCAGGAAATATAAATCTTGCAAAAGACATTTCATTCATCTTATCGATATAGTATGATTGATTTGGTCTTTTACTAGCCCCCTTGTTTTTCTTACACTCTAAGGCAGCCCATCTGTCTTTGTATAAAACTGTAATATCCGGTATACCTTGAATATGGCCCGAATCATTTTTCATAACTATACAACCATCAAACTTTTTCTTTATCTCTTTTATTAAGTCTGATTGAAATTCGTTTTCTTTCACGATGAGCTCCTTTCGATAAAAATAAAAAAGAGATGCAATCGTAAATCCTTTGTCAATAAAGGACATATTGTATCTCTCTCTATAAAAGGGAATGTATATTTCGCGTACAATAAAAATATAACTAAGAATCATAGCTTTGAGTTTTTAATATACTCTCATACTCTTTAAGAATTTGATGGATTCGTACGTGAGATACTCCAAGCTCTTCTGCTATCTTTCGTAAGGAATATCCTTGAGACCTGAGTTGACATACTTCTAAATTTCTAGTTTGTTTCTTAGGTCTTCCGCTACGAGTATAGAAAATATCATTACTAACCATATCTCGTTCTTTATCATTCATCTCGTCTAACCTACTGTCTCCATCACCACTTCTAATAAGCTTGTGATTCAATCCGTCATATACTACATAAAAACCATCGGCTTGATGGCCTACTATTTTCATATAGTCATATTTAGCAAATCTACTGCAAGTTTTGTATACTTCAGGAAAATTCTTCTTAAATTCCATTCGAAGCATATTCCATGTTATTTTTCTCATAAAATCTCCTAGTGTTAAGGTTATGTTAAGGTTATTGCTTCCAAAACGATATTGTCAGTATTTTTCTATATAATATATATAAATTTTCTTTTCGCGTATAAAATAAAGTGAGACTATCAATTTGGAGTGAATAACCTTAACATAACCTTAACAAAAACACCGTTATTAGCCCAATAACCTTAACAATAACCTTAACGCTTTTCGTTATTAGGCCAATAACCTTAACATAACCTTAACACCTAATTTTCACTATTTTTTCACTATTTATGAACAAAATATGAACAAATTATTAAAATTTTATAAAGAGAAACCCTCAATTAAGTTCTCTAAATATTCAAAAAAGTCAGCGAATTCCTTAAATTCATACTCATTTCCTAAGATTTTTGGCTTCAAAGCTCTAAGCATGACAAACGCACTGCCTAGTGAATACCTAAATTTACCACATGAATTATAGCTGGAAGGCAAACTCTGCATCAAAGCGTACCAATATTTCTTTTTGTATTCTGGATTTTTAAGCTTCAAATATAGCCAACGCTGATTATTCAAGTCGCTTATAGTATTCTTCAAGTTGTTTGTTCCTACTACCCCTAGAAATTCGCAAGAGAAATCTGACAGTTTAAATTCGTTCTCTTCTATATTCTTTACAATTGGCTCCATAGATAGACTCAATCCATGATTACCAATTCCCTTTAATATCTTATGCTCAAAAGCATCCCACCAATATGCCGGAGCTTTAATGTCCGTTATAAACCAAATCATTCCTGCTTCATCAGCTACAATGCCACTTGTTTTTAATTCTATCATTTTGTTCCTCCCTCTAAATCCAAAGTCAAATATGCTTCTATCATCGTTGATGCTTTCTTAAGTTTCTTATTCACATCTTTTAAAGCTGAAATATCTTTAGTGTCCATACGTCCATACTTCAAGAATATAAATGACGCAAATGTATCATCCAAATAATTTACATCTGCAGACACCCTATTCAAATATGTGTCAGCGTAATCAACTCTCAATTCTTCTATACTCTTCATAAAAAATCTCCTTTTTCTCCTAATATTCTACACAGCTTCCAATTTACGTAACTTTTTCATATCATTTTCGTTCCCTGCATAAAATATCTTTTTGCCTTTTTCAACCGCATAATCATACTCTACATTAGCCCCTTTGGAATCTTCCCAACCATCAAGTAAATATATTCCATCGCACACTGATAAAGCTGCTAAATCAACCGTCAACATTTCCTCACTAGTCCAGTTTTTATCAAAGTTTAGCCAAGATGGATTAAATGGACTATGACCCATCAATCTAAGTCTAGCCTCCGCCATCATAAAAGACTGTTTGTTGAAATTCTGAATTCCTGTCATTGGCCCACTAATAAATATTTTCATGAATATATCTCCTTAAAAAGATTCTATAGATTTAATAATTGCTTGGGATTCATCTCGTATCGCTCTTAACTTTATAGTGTCTTCAAATGCATGCGATGCGTCTCGTTCCATAGAAGCTAAATATAAACTAATACTTGTACGGAAAACTTTAATGTTAGATACAAGAGAATCAATGTAGTTTTCGTTTGACATTATGTCATTAAAAATTTCTGAAACATTATCTTTCTTCTTCATAAAAATCTCCTTTTACCATTTTACATAATCTCGTTCGTTAAATTTCTTTTTCTTTTTAAGAGCTACAGATATAGCCAAGTCTATACTAGCTCCTGACATTAGATGATAGTAATATAGCTCTTTGAATGGTGTATTCATTCTATCTATTCTACCAGCCGCTTGAACCATAACCTTGTAGCTGTAGTTCTGACTGTAAAATATAATCGTATCAGTTGTAATGCAGTTCCATCCCTCGTTACCTGCCGCGTACTGAACTAAATACACCCATTTATCACTATCAGGTATTGGCTCATGTTTGTGTCCATTCCATTCAGCAATTTCGGTCCCATCAGAATATGATAATCCTCTTAGAATGTCCAACTCATAGTCAAAGTTGTAAAATATGATTGCTTTTGGATGGTTCTCAAGTAGCTTTAGTAACCATTCTCCTCTTGAAATATCACTATTAACGACTTTTCTTAGCACATAGCATAAACCACCTGCATTCTGTATAGGTTCGTTTAAATATGGGTCGAATCTGGACTTATTTACTTCTCTGTATAGTAATTTATCATAACTTACAGCTATGTTTCTGTGTATAGAATTCGTTTCCCTCTTAAAATCCATATCAACTAATATGTCATTTCTGTATTTAAGCAATTTTCCGGTAGAAATATACTTTTCTATCTTAGGAAATTTTGCAAACCTAGAATATACAGCATGTTCTCTAAGGAATTCGGTTCTATTCCTATAAAATCCGTTAGCCACGAAAACTGGAATATAATCAGACCATGTATCTCCCGGTGTTGCGGATAATAATATCCAATCATTACAGCCAGTTATTTTCAAAAATGATTTAACCCAAGTGCCACTACCAACTACTCTCTGCTCATCAAATATAAAGAAAGCTCCATGCACATCCTTATACTTCTTAATATTATTCCAGCTATCTACAATCACCTTGTTGCAATATAAATTTTCTTCCTTATGTCTGGACAGTAAGAAAGGTATAAGTTCCTTATCCCATTCAAAGGTATCTCTCTTCCTTGCCGTAGTGATAATATATAAATCCTCTATGCGAGTATCATCCATAGGAATATACTCCTCATCACCAGTTAAGAATTTAACATCACCGCCCATTTTAAGGTAAAAATAAGAGAGGCTGGTTAGAGACTTCCCTGAGCCAACCCCTCCGCATAATATACACCCTGTCTTCATCTTATCGAGTGCGTCTAATTGGTATTTCCTAAGTTCCATCACGCATTCTCGTTATCAATAAGTGTTACAGCGCGTCCATCGTTAAAATATCCACCTACAAATTGGACATTAAGCTTTTTTAGCTTATATTTTAAAGTCTCAAATACATGATATATTATGTCCCTAAATATATCGGGGCAAATGATACCAACCGCTACTGCCGTTCTATCAATATTTCTATCTATTATTTCTTGTAAATGTTCAATAGTTTCTTCGTTAATGTCAATAATAAAATACTTAATTTCATCATTTATGCAACGTTGCATTATACACGCCTTTTTGCGATTTTCTTCATTAAGCATTGGCTCTATTTTATCTGTATACCAGCTTCTATAAATCACTATCTGTGGTAAATATCCCATATATTATTCTCCTCTACTTTATTTTATCAGTCCTAATCTGGCGTCATGTAGAACTCGTATCTGTGCTTCTTCGTTACCTTTATACTCCTCAAGTTTCTTAACGACTGTTTTAGAATATCCAAGTTCTGTAGCAATCTTAATGTTATTTTTTAATACAGCTCCTTCATCAGTTCTCCACCTCTTAACATTCATATAATGCCTCCTTCCTTAAAACTGTAATATGCTTCACCGACAATTATATGGTCTGCCAATTCAATGCCTATAAGCTCACAAGCCTGTTTAAAATCTTTGGTTATTGAAATATCACTGCTACTTGGGGTAGGGTCGCCACTTGGATGATTATGCACGAGTATTATAGTCACTGCATTAGCCAATAAAGCTTTTTGTAATATACCTCGCTTGTCAAATATAGAAGTATTCACATCTCCTGAGCTTACTTCAAATATGCATATGAGCTTACATCGGGTATTTAAGCAAAACATATACATATGCTCCTCTGGATATCGATGTAACAGCAAGAAATCTTTTGACAGTTCAACTACCGCTCCCGGAGAATCAAATGACTTGGTTTTTAACTCCGTGCAATTTTTACAATATTCCTTTGACAATATCAGGTCACCATTACCATCAACAAGTACCCTATTTTTTGTAACTCTCATATGCAGTAAACCTTTCTTAAAAATATAAAAACTTAATGGAATGGCATGAATGGTTCATCCGGGTCTATACCATCATCAAGTTCATCATACTTATTTGCAAACACATCTTCTTCTATAGTCACATACATAGTCTTCAAATATGCTTTAACACCTGACTTTATGCCTTCCTTCTTGTTCTCTATTGTCCAGTAATATGGGCTGATTGATAAATCCACATTCCTTATCTCTGCAAAATCGATATTTCCGATGGTATCCTCAGTGAGCAGAGTTTTTTTTCTTGATGTGACTAAATATACTTTCGGTGGGATATTCTTAAATGAGACTGCAACTCTAAGAATATGTCTAGGTTCATCGCCCTCCTCTTTAGGCTCTAAAATATGAATATTCCAGCCGTCTTTCTGCAACTGTTCCACAACCTCAGGGTCGTCTAATATAACACTGAAGTTTCTGTCTCCGACTCTATTATACTGACTCTCTTTGCCTGAAAAATTTCTAAATAAAATCTTAGCGTTCTCAATGTTTAAAATATCATTTCTCTTCATTTGTTATTCTCCTTTTCTATCAGGTTCATCAACGAACCAATCATAAAAACCATAGGCTGAAATAGTACCTATGGCTTCTGTAACTAAACTATCATAATATCCAATATCGATATCATTCTCTTTATTCAATTGTCTAACCATCTCTGACTCAAGCCATCTATATCCTTTTGTTCCGGTTGCTGCATGATACTTATCATCTGCTTTTCTCAGCAATACACCGCCACCGCAACCTTCTTTTATCGGACAGAATAGACCAACTTTACCTATAAAGTGATAATCGTGTTCTCCCTCAGGTAATTGCTCATTCATGTCCAAATATAAAGCTGAAGTAACTGACTTAGTCTCGCACAAGTCTTCAAACTCTATAGGCTCCTTAGAAAATAAGGTTTTAAATACATACGGTACTTGGAATTGTGTTCCTGTAGCTGTCCAGTCTCCGTCTTTGTACTTAGCAATATAAACTGCATCGTTAACCAAACACATCTTCTCATAAGTTGCCTCATGTTCGAAGGTATATCCATATTTTTTACCAAAGTCCATAACGAAGTCTATAATCTCAGGTGTCGCATCAGGTATCTTTATAGAATCCGTCTTAATATGAGCTACGGTAAATCCTCTGCTTTGAACCTCATCTTGTAAGGTTCGCATAAATAAGGCTCCCCTAAGAGCTACTATATTATTCTTGTTACGAATATCCCTAAACGGGTTGTCGAATTTTGCTGAAGTTAAACCATAAACCGAATTTATAGCAATCTTCAATGCCTGTGCAAGAGATTTAGCCATATCAGGGTCATCCATATATTTGGCTAGTCTTCCGTCGAACATTGTTTTTACAATATCGAATTCCTTATGCTTAACATGTATACGAATATCCAGCAATTCTTTAAATCTTTGCGTATACTTCCCAAATATGTTCAGATTTATGGCACTGTTTGGATGCATAGAAGCAACATCAAGCAATGCTATGTTCTTATACATTCCGGGCTCAGCGTATACATAGCCACCAAACCCAAGGTCTGTGCCTCTATACATATTATGGAATTTATTATCATCTAATTGCTTAAATTCGTACCCGGGAAATTCTTCCGACAAATCGGTATAAACCAATTCAGGATGTTTGTCATTACCAAATATAATTTTGGTTGTTAAAGAGTTGGTGGTATCGTTAACCGTCATACCAGCTAAGTCTGCCAGAATTTCTCTTGCTGTAAAATCTGCTTTAGTAGCGTCAAATACTGCTTCAGTAGCTAAAACATCAATATCGCAATACTCTGCTACCATTATCCACTTATCTTCCGGAACAGGTTGGTCCCAAGGAAGACCCAGCTCCTTATGATGTATACCAAGCTCTATTTCCCATTTCTTAAGCGATTGCTTTTTGCTCGAATAGTCATACACATCTGTGTAAGATATATTATATGCCTCTCCGAAGAAACAATTTGGAGAATTATTGATTATCTTTTGTGATAATTCGAATAGCTCTTGGTTAGAATATCCAAGACGTCTAGCATACAACATATGATTGTCATATCGTCTACAATTGAAACCCACCAAATTAAACCTCATAAGGTCTTCTATTTCTTTTGGTGCTGGATTTATCATTCGAATAATTGTTTTCCCTTTTCCTGCAAATTTAAAGTTGACAAGAAATAGATTAGGAAATACCTCCACATCATAAAATACCAATTCTTTATCTTTATCGGATATAGGAATTGATGGTTCTTCTGATTTGAATTTCATTTTAGATACTAGAACTATACAGTAATCAGCATTATTCGTACTTGACGCTGCAAACGATAGAATATAACTACGCATATCGGTTACATCATAGTGCAAACCACTGTTATACGCATCTTCCAGTATCTTAAATATAAAGTCAACACTAGGTTTTGTTGCTGGGTGTATCTCCTTTAATAAATTCCTCTTGATAAGGACTCTCAGTGCTTTTTCGCTCTTTATTACATTTTCACTTACCGTTTTCTTCACCTCCTCTTTTAATGGTAATCCTGAATTTATAGTTGCTATTGGAATATCATTGCACTTAACTAATTTCCTTCTCAATGAACTATTACCAGTGAATACTTTTACTTCAATGTTTTCATCATATATACGGCTTAGTTTTTCCACATCACCATCATAAATATAATGCAGATGTAAACCGTTTCCAGATTTAGAAGTTTCGGCATATGTTTTTGGAAACTTTGATGCTGCTTTAATATTCTCTTCTAATGATTTTTTACCATTCTTACAAATATCAAAGTCCACAACGATATGATTTTCAGGAAGTCTTACATAGTGTAACTTATGGGTATCCAAATCCTTTAATGTAGTCTTTACGTTTCCCCATTTACTTCGTGGTATTTCATCTTCTGTAGCATATTGAGCAATCTCATCTTTACAATAGTCATCAAATATAGATTGTTGGCTATTAAGAGACAACCAAGATATAGCGTCTGCATTTACCTTATACTCCTTCACATTATTTAGAAATAACTCAGACTTAAATATGGAATACTCGGTATCCGTTTCAGTTGTAACACACTCTCTGAAATAATTCTTGAGTTCTTCTCTAAAGTTTTTCTTGCTCATAGGGAAAGGAACCTTAGATGCATCACAATATACTTTATACATCTCCCATGCTTGCTTTAAACCAATAGTCTCCTCTCTCTTAAAGACTAAATATGAGTCCAGTACAAAGTCATAGAATTCGTTGGTGGCGCTCATCATATCCTTTGGCATATATGTATCCCACATCTTGACATCCGATAAATATAAATCAAGACAGTGCTTAGCAATACCACCAAGCTCAAATTTGATTTGGCTCATTAAAATATCATACTCATCTTTACCAACTTTATTTCCCGTTGGTTTCACATCTATCAATCTTCTGATGAGTCCAGATTTGCCATCGGTGATTTTTACAGGTTTGTTTGTTCCCATAAATAAAAAAGACTTAAACCTATTGGTATATGTTGACTTGAACTTTTCATTCACTGTCATCATCTCGTGGGATACCAACGAATTAAGTCTTGTATTATCTTCTATTCTAGATAAATCTCCGTCATGTTGGATTGCAACCAGAGGGTTGGTTTTAAAAGCTTCCAAAGCAAACACATTGCTGCTTGAACCAAGAGCCTTAGCATCGAATACCGAATAATATCCATCAAATAACATTTGTATAATATTCAGTATTGTTGATTTACCTGTACCTGCTGCACCATATAGAACACAGAATTTCTGTATTTTTTTAGAATCTCCTGATACGACAGCTCCAATACACCACTCTATCTTTCTTCTCTCTTCCTCAGAATATAAAGTCGATATGAGCTTCTCGTATGATGAAATATCGCATTCTTCAAGAGGGTATGATAGTTTTTTACTTGCGTAGTTAGTCTTTTTACTTTCGCTATTAGAGAACAATATAGTCTCATCAAGCATATGAAACCTATCCCTCATCTGTTTTTGGCAATATTTATGCCAAACGTCAATCATACCTGAATCCGCATCCCATAAATATAAGACTCGTACATCATCTCCTGTACGCTCCCTGTACTCTTTTGAAAATATAGAAAGCTCTCTATCAATAAGTTCTATAGCCGTCTGTTCGTCAGTACTCCATAGTTGAGATTCTTCATTCCATATAGCATAAAAATCACCGCCTCGTATCATCAAATCGGTTGTTGAAATTATTTTAAACTTAGGATATATCTCTATGACTCCCTTTTTGGTACTCCTAGTGGCAATATTTAGGAAGTCTAACATTTTAAACCTCCTATCTAAGAGAACACAAACTCATTCAAATATAAATGCATCTGGTCCCAAATTTCCATATTTCTCATGTCTGTATTGTCGTTATTGGTAATAAATAGACCACCTCTTCCGCTTTTATCATAGTCGCGTTCGATGAACTGTTTAACAATTCTATCAACTTTGGCTTTATTAAAATATAAATCCTTATACTCCGCCAGTCCAAGATTACCTATCATTATCCAAAACCATTTTCCAACATCATCACCGTCAATAAACTGCTCTTCTATTCTTAACGATAATGCAACCATAACTTCTAATACGCTTGCCGGTCTAATATCCAAATATGTAGTTATTTGTGCATACGGTATCTCCGTATCATACCCAAAACGGTATCTCAAATCAATTCCGTCTGCTATTCTGTTATCATCCATAGGTATGATGTAGCTAAAAGGAATATCATTTAAAAATAAAAGAAGCTTCCTGTAATCGGAAGCCTCAACGTTATCGTCACTTATCAATTTTTCTATCCAATTAAAATATAAATCTGTCATCTCATCATATGTCATTCACAATCACCTTTCATTTCCTTCTTCTTTCACTTCTTCATAGGTACGCAAATCCCTAGTTATTTCAAAATCGCACTTCAATTTATCGTTTCTAACATACACAACATCCTCGCCAGTTTCAAAATACTCTACGTATTCTTTACCGACAGTTTCATCCGGATTTTCCACAGGAACTTCCCAATCGTCCGTAAGCACTCCGTCGCTGAAATATATCAAACTAATAAGGTCATAGCTAATATACTCGCCAACTCTATCTTCTTCAATAACAAATGGTTTATCCTGTGCTATTATGTTGTCCTCAAATATTTCAAATGCTCCAGTGGTTGTTTCCTCGGAACCATCTTCGTCATCAGTTTCGTCATTCTGCTTCTCTTCAAATTTCTCAACATTCTTTAAGTTGATTATTTTAGATACAACACTACCTTTATCCTCTGCTACAGCCGCTTTGCTTTTTAAATATTCCTCTTTTTCAAAATATTCAGCCTGCTGTTTTTCTAGCTGGTCTTTGTAAAACTCTTTAACTTTATTAACCTCTTCGTCAATTTCGGCTTCTACTTTATTCTTTAATCCGTGGTAAGTTAATACACTTCCTATCACGAGTCCGACTAAAAAGCCTATAACTGTTTTGCCTCTCATAACAAATCTCCTTTAAAATATAAAAGCCAAGAGACCATGTTTCCATAGCCTCTATAGCTTAGTCATCAATATTCAATTTTTACTTCAGTTTAAATTACTTTTTGTAAATAAAGAATCTTATTATGGTACCTATGATAAGTCCAATAATTACGGATGTCATATAAATTTTTCGTTTGTCGCCCCAAACTATTGAATCCACCAATAAGTCTTTCACACATAAAATTCTTTCCTTGATTTTCATATTTTAATCTCCTTTAAAAATAGTTTATTGTTTCATTAAAGAAGATGTAAATTGTGCGGGTTTAGCTCATCTATCATCAATAAGCTGAAAAATAATGTCCGTCTTCTTTGAACAGAGGTGTTCCGTAATCGCTATACCTGTCCATCCTAAAGAATATAACATCGCTATTAGTCCTGTCTTTTAACTCTTCAAGAACTAAGTTTCTAACATAGTCGTCAACATATGTCTTTTTATACCTACCATTCCACATGCTTGTAAACTGATGCTTCTGATATATAACATCAGTGATAGTATTAGGAAAATGTGGTGAATCAACTCTATTAAGTACCGTATCAATTACGAGCCTCTTCCCTAACTCGGACTCGTCTTCTGCTTCAGCCATAGTTACCAATGCCAACAGTTCAAGCTCCTCATCAGATATAATACGGACATCAGCCGTATGAGTAGTAGTTTCTTCCTCTGTATTAGATTCCTCGAATATAAATGGCTCTGTTTCACTTTCCTGCATCTCTGTAGATGGTTCTGTTTCAACCACACTTACTATTGATTCCGGTATTATTTTAGGGTTGTCAGTGGCTCTGACAGTATATATACTAAGTATCACAAAGCCACCAACCATAAATATAATGCTCTTTAAACCCTTCATCACATATCACCTAAAATATTACCATCAACATTGAAATCAAGCAATATAACATTCTCAAGCCCGTTTACAAACCTACGATTTGCATCACAATTAGGCTTATATATACCAAAATCAACATAATTATGATGTCCCGTCAGGTTCTTAGTGTCAAACTTCCAACCAATAACCTGACCAGCCTTTGTTCTTTCTATGCCAAGCATATCATAAACCTCATTCAAATATAAATGTCCACGACTTCTTAACAAATCGTTGGCATATCTCTCCTGAGCCTGCAAGAACATCAAATTGTATTCCGGATTTTTCTGCCAATCCGGACAGGACTCATCGAAGAATTTAGCATATGGGTTCTTAGTAATATCCATAGTTGTTTCAGTTACTGTCTTAGTCTTCTTTTTTCCCTTTTCATCCGTGTACTCTTCTTCTACATCTGTAGATTCAACTCCATATCGGATTTCCTTCTCGAACTCTTCACCGAATTTAGCTGCTATTCTCTTTCTATATTCCGCCCAGCCTTTGTCTACTGCCTGATAAGCCGCTGCCAGTGCAAGATTTCTCTTGTTTAATATGTTATGAGAAGAGAATATACAACCTATACTAACTGCTCCTAATATAACAGCTGGAGCATATAGCTTTGCAACCTGAACTGCTGTCTGAACAGTTATTATTCTCACATCATTTTTTGCATCCTGCTCGCTGTATTCGTCCTCAGATATAGATTCATCATTTAAGCTATCCTGAATCATTTTTAGCTGCTCTGCTCTTTTATCTACAATATCTTTCAGCTTGGTTGTTTGTTTACAAGCAATAATTGTGCTTGCAACCATTCCTGCTACACCGGCAACAACTAATATCTCCGGACTATGCTTCACTGTCTGAAATTTAACTCTATTTACCAAACCTGTTACACTATTTAAAATACTCATTATTATTCTCCTTTTTCTATTTTCTCTATTACATGATTCAAATACCACTGTGCCTTTTTTAAATCTTCCAAGCCGTTCTTCTTAGAATATCGACAAATATACTTTAAAACATTGCCTATACACACTGCTTCAATGCCTTGTAAATTGACCGTAACAGCTTCTAAAATATCAATAGTTTCAAGTCCATTTCCAAGCTTGTAATGCTTCGGATGATTTACATTGTCTTCTTTTGGTTCCTTATAATCATAGTCCCAACTACATTCACTCATATGATTCCTCCTAATTTATTGGCATTGCCTGTGGCAAAACAAGCAAATATCCGTCACGAATCCTGTTCACCCTTGCACTGTCAAGGTTTGTCCAGCCGTAATTTCTTGTTGTGTAATCTTTAGTAACTCCTATGAACTCGTATAGTTCAGCAACAGTTACTATTCCGTATGAGTCAATATACTCTCTCATTCTGTCTATAACCAATTCTGCCTCTCCTCTGTTTTCCAATATTATGTCGTCATAACTATCTGAAAAACTTCTTGTTGGTCTTGTATCTCTTCTACTATCATCCTTGTTATAATAGCTAGAATATGACACTCTGCTTCTCGAACTGCCTGAGCTTCTACTTCTTCCAGCCTCTCCGAACAATACGCTGTTTACAATATCAGCTATTATGTTCTTTGTTGTCGGTACAATAATATCTTCTATTATCATATCCTTTAAACTTGTTTTACCTTCCGGCAGGAACATATCTATAGTTTTCTCTATAATGCTCTTTTTTCTTGTTACAACTTTACCGGTGATTATCTTTTCGTTCTTCTTCTCTTTGTTTTCCATGAAAATCTCCTTTTAAAAATATAAAAACTAAAGAGACTGTGCTTCCACAATCTCTAATTGTTTAAAAATATAAATTACTTTTCTTCGTTGATTGAATTCCAAAATTTTTCAATATCATTATTGATTTCTGCCTGCTTCTTCGCCTGTTCTCTTTTTCTAAGCCATTCCGTACCTTTCATCACACAAGCACCAACAATATTAAATATTATTATCGCTGCTACTACTTGACCAACTGTCACCGGTTTATGGTTTTCAAAAGTTCCAACCGCCTCAAAACCATTGTTCATCATTTCTTCGTTGTTAAAATTGTTCTCCATCTTAAATCTCCTTTAAAAATATAAGTTTATAGTTTTCATTAAAGAGAATGTACTAACCGCGAAAACTAAAGGGACTGTGTTTCCACAATCCCTAATGTCTAAAAATATAAATTACTTTTCTTCAGTTGTCTCAATGACCTCGCCTTCAACACTTTCAACGACTTTTTTCTGTTCCTTAGCCTGTTTCCTTTTGTTATTAATGAACTTTACAAGTTTATATCCAATAGCAGCCACAACTATTATTGTTGATGCCATTTGAATTACGTTACCTGCTTCATGCATTAAGTTCTTTCCAGAATCCATAGCCTCGATACCATTATCCATCATTTCCTCATTGTTAAAATTGTTCTCCATTTTTAATCTCCTTTTCTAAAAATAGTTTAATATCCCTTCATAATAGGGATTGTAAATTTTGCGCGCACGTATACTTCATCTGTAGTCATACCTTGGACCAACCGCATAATCTAAAGTTATACAAGGCGTGCCATCCTCTGCAATTCTTGATGATAGAACAATATCCAAATATCCATCATCAATGTTCCAACCAAGGTCATCGCCAACTCTAACATTTGGCAAACCAAGTTCATAATATAAATCGTTTAAACTAATCCACATCTCGTCTCTCAACCTGTCGTTAAGAATGTTTTGAACTTCTTTTATTTTGTTTTGGTTAGATCTGAAATATCTACCGGTTATCTCGTCATAACATAAATGTTCATTGCTTTCTGTCATAAACACTTCCTTGCTTGTAACAGGATTTTCTTTCAATCGTTTATCGGCAACTCTCTCTTTAATTTCTTTATCTTTCTCCTCCCCAAGAAGATTAACCACCTCTTCCTTATAGTCTGAAAATGCCTTATTACCGATAGCATATGCCGCTGCCAGTGCTGCGTTTCTTCTAGCACTGATATTACTCGCACCCACTATACAAGCCACTGAGGTTACAGCTAATACTGCGCACGGAATATAATTTTTCCATACGGTTTTTACAGTATCTTTAACCGTTAGCTTGACAACGCCTAACTCATTCTTCTTACCTTCCATAAGTTTCAGAACCTTTGGAGTTTCCCTGACTGCCAATACCGTAGTTCCTAACAAACCTGCTACACCTAGTCCAATTAGTATTTCAGGGCTGTGTTTTGTTAGTCCTGACTTTACTGCAACAAATAAATTACTCTTCATAAATTTCTCCTTTACTAAATATAAAACAAAAGAGCCCTTGTTTAGAGCCCTTTGATTTTTCAATCTCCTTCTACATACTGGTCTATAAATTCATCAAATTGTCTTTTAACTTCTTCAGATATCATTCGATTCCTGCTGTAATTGCTACTCCACATACTCAACAGCGAAGCCGCTATTGTTATAACCGGAGTTACTTTTACAATCAAAGTTTTAATGTTATCCAAATTATCTTTATCAATTTTCATAAAATATACCTACCTTTCATTACAGAGTTTGTAAATTCTGCGCATTGTTATAACTGTCTATATGTTCGGTTATACCACGGTCCGTTATAGCTTTAGCTCTATCTATTAAGTTAGGTGAGAAACTTTGTAAGTCAATCAAATCTTCTATAGAGTCTATAGTGGGCGGAAACGGAAATACTATAGCATAATACTCAGTTCCGTCTCTGGATTCTCTACGGTCACAATAATAATCTATCCATGAATATCCATAATAACACCAACCGTAATCAGCACTCCAACCTAATACATCGCCCTGCTCAGTGTGCGGTAAATTTAAGAAATCATATACTTCGTTTAATGTCGTATACCCTCTTAATATAAAATTCCTATTAACATGGTACATTGCTTCTCGTACATTATCTAATGTTGACTCGAAGAACTCACCTCTATATTCGTCATAGAACAAATCATTTTCCGAATTTTTCGTCTGGGGATTTTTCTCCTCAAATTTATCATTTGTTATTTCAGTTTCGACTTTTCTTGGAGCATCGTTTCCGTATAATTCTACAACCTTATCCTTATACTGCTTAAAACTATTCTCTAACAGAATATAAGCTGCGGTCATTGACCTCTGATGTTTAGCGTTTATAACTGTTGCCCCTATGATACAAGCCAATGAACTACCGGTTAATAAAACCACCGGAAAATATAAAGGTACTGCTACTTTCAATCGTTCAATATTGTCTATCTGCTTGTTTTGTTTCGAATGTATAATATCTTTATACTTCGCAGTATTTCGAATAGCTAACCCTACACTTGCTACCATTCCTACAGCACCAGCTATAGCCAATATACTCGACTTGTTCTGTCTAATAAATCGTTCAATATTAAGTTTCATTAGTTCCTCCTTTTAAAAACTAAAGAGACTGTGTTTTCCACAATCTCAAATAGTTTTGAAATATAAATTACTCTTCAGTTGTTTCAATGTCTTCGGTTTCAACATTCATTTTAGCTAATTTTCTCTTTTCTATCGCGTCACAAACTTTACAAGTAATCATGCTAACTGCACTACATACAATTGCGATTGTCATCACTTGACCATAATTTAATGACTTATGATATCTAATTGTTAATTTGCCATTAAGGTTGTTAAAATTTCCGTCCATCTTTAATCTCCTTTAAAATATATAGTTTCATTAAAGCCTATGTAAAATATGCGAAAACTAAAGAGACTGCATGTATATACAGCCTCCAAAATATAAATCATTTAATTATCAACTCTTTCTTGATAGAAGTTCTTTAAATACATCTATCGCTACATCTTTCCTAACAGCTCGCTTTGAATATTCATAAATTCCGTTAGTATCTCTAAATTCTTCAAATTCTCTTTCAGATATCCATCTGTAACATTGGAATCCGGTACCACAATTATCAAAATCGCAGGTACACCAAGTCGATACTCTATACAAACCGTCTATATCAGTCTTTCTGTAGTTAGTATAAAACCCATACTCGCCTCCGTTATTACACTTTTCTCCAGGCTCAATATCCTCTATTGTAAACCCTTCTCCAGTATATAACTCGCAATCTGGTTTCTCTATACTCCAGTTCTTAACTTTTATAAGATTTGCTAAATCCATGCTCAAATCAATATACCCGTTTTGTACATAAAAATATACTTTTTCCCAATTTTTTCCATCTATTTTTGTCCATCCGACAAAGAAATCGTCTTCATCTCTATAAGATACTATAACATCCTCATATAATATATAATTTTTTGATGTTACAAAGTTCATAGCTAGCGATTTACCAACCACTATCATTCCTGATTTAACATTAAAATCATCGTATTTCGAATCCTTGACACATACTGCCATCTCTTCATTTACAATTACAAAATCATTTTCATTTAAGTTCTTCATTTTTAATCTCCTTTTCTAAAAACAAGTTTATAGTTTTCATTAAAGTGTTTGTTTCAGTTGCGAAAAACTAAAGAGACTGTGTTTTCACAATCTCTTATCGTCTGTAAATATAAATCACTTTTCCATTATCATTTTCAATGCATTTGCAATAAACATGTTGAATAACTCCAATACGTTTCCTAGCCTCTTTTCTTCTCTTCTTCAATAAATCAATTCCCTTTATCCCAGCCGCAACAATTATGCTTCCTATTAGCACCATCGCTGCCACTTGACCATTGGTAAATGACTTATGATTTCCAAAATCATTTACAGCCTCAAAACCATTGTTCATCTCACCATTAAAATTGTTCTCCATAAAAATCTCCTTTTAAATATAA